GACCCACCACTCAACTTCCTGATCACAGTATCCCCTGTTCTTTTTCAGGAGTTCGCCAATCTGCATTAAAATGTAAGCTTTGGACTTCATTCTATTTAATAGAGAATGTTTTTCTATTAAGAGAAGTCACACACGAATAAAACTCTGGATTTCTGAGAACATTATCAACTATAAGTTTCCAACGCTTACGTGAGTTAAACTCTTCAAGAGTATCAAAACTCATGTAATCATTTTCATCAAATGTCTTTTTTATTGGTTGTTTATTGATTTTCTTAAGATTTGTTTTCTGTTTTTCTTCATAAAACTTCTTTACGAGAGCCTGTTGTTCGGATTTATTGTAATTTACAAAAAAGATAAAGACGTTGTATTCCAAGTCCACTGTAGGACTTTCTTTAACCGTAAATTTAAACTCTGTATATTCACCGTTTTTGAGGGCAACTGTACCACGAGTCTCTTCCTCAAGCTCCCTGAGAGCACACCTAATTGGATTGAAAATTTCCCTTCTTCTGCAACCCCCTGTTACAAAAATCCAATCCTTGAATCTTCGGTCCCTCACTGTGAGAAATTTGGGTTTCTCATCAGCAAAGCTGACCGGTATCGCTATAGCTTTGTATTTTTTCATTGCGCATTCGCAAGTTATAATAAGCGGATATGTTTATTCCTCCTTCTTTTCTTCAGCACCCTTTTCGGATTCAGTGTCATCATCCTCCACAGTTTGTGGTTGTGGTTCTGGACCACTGAGACGATGTACGAGATGGGCTGAGAAGTTCTTGAGGCTTTCAACATCTTGCTTTGCCTTATTCATTTCCTTGAATAGGAAGATAACACCAGCGATCGCCACGATTGTAGCGATCATCATAAGAGTTTCGCGGTCCATTGGAATCATTATGGTTTAATTGCGTCCCTTCTTTTTAAGTAAGTGCACCCATATGTGTTCTGCCTGGGGGAGGGCATTCGTAGGGACTCTGAGCAAATTGTACGGCTTCGTAATGCGTAGGTTCGCAGGATCTTTGAGTTGGTGGCGTTGGTACACCAACATACTTTTCAAGTGTCCTGGATTTTGGATCGTACGTCAATACAAAAACGATGGCGAGGAGGAAGACTAAGTTCCACATTGCAATTTATTAAATACGGAGAGATTTAGTTAGAATAGAGGAGACCACCCATACCGTTCTCAATGCGAAGAACATTGTAGTTCACTGCGTAGATATCATCATTGGAGCTATTGAGATCGTTCACAATGCGAGCGGAATCGAGACGGGAGAAGTTGAGAGTACCAGTTGGTTGGAGCTTACCAGTTTCCAAACAGAATGGGTACAAGAACAACTTTTCGGTAGAATCACTGGCAACGGTTGAGGCGCCGTTTGTGGTGTGGTAGTAAAGAGCCACAGTGGAAAAGTTTGGATTGGCAAACTTATAATCCGCGATATCGGTACCGTTAATTTGGAGCTTAAGCTTATTATCGGTTGTACCATCATCACCAAGAATATTGACACCAGAAGCATTCGCGGCGGCGAGATACTTGACTGGGTGATTGAAGTTGAGCTCTTGAATCTTGGCACCAGAGGCAGTCGCCTTTTGGACTTGAGTAATGATCATGTTTTGTGGGTTGGAAGCGAAGAACTCACGCTCTTGAGTATCCAAGTACGCGTAGTTCGCGTAAACTTCCCACTTGCTACCCGCAGCGTCGGCACCCCATGTAATGCGGAGTTCAACATCGTGGTATTGAAGAGCAATCAATGGAAGTGCAGATTGCCAGTTTTCACAGAAGAAGAAGCGAAGTGGGTAGAATTGGGCATTGTTAATACCATTGTACAATTGTCCAGACACAGACTTTGAAGTGTTAGTTGCGGAAAGAGTTGGAGCGATAAGGGAAGAATAGGTGACGTCTTGGTCATCAATAACTTGTCCACCGACAAGAAGTTCCACTTTAGTGATCACATCCGACCAGTTAGTAGAGAAAGTGTTGGCACCAACACCATCACCCTTGATTGGCATGAGGTACACATAGTTGAGGAGATCTCCCTTGCGTTCGAATCGAACAGTGGACATGCCATTGGCAGACACATTCCCCTGGATCACTTGGCGTTCCACGGTTTGGGAGAAGTTTGTGTGGCGCTTGTAGGTAGAGCGGAAAAAGCTGATTTCGGGCTGACCGACGAGGTGCGCATCCTGAGCACCGACAGCAACAAGTTGGGCGATACCACCAGACATTTTATATTATAGTGAGAGTTTATTTTTTTAAGTGTCAAGTCACTATTGTATAAAGTGTATTTTAGAAATAAAAATTTAACCACAGTGATAAGTACATCCAATAAAAGCTGCGGTGTAGTCGGCGTTCGCTTCATCAGTCACCGTACCATCATGTGTAAGGTATCTTATTTTGTAAGCTTTTTCTGTTTCTGTGGGGTGGTCTTCCCATTGAAGTTGGTTATGTTCGTCAAGTACATTAACTAAATCCTGTCGGACTTCAGCAAAATTGTACATTTTTTTATTTTCGTCATCTAGTTTATTATATTCTTCTTCTGTCATAAATTCGTTTGAAGTATTACTACGAAGGTAATAATTAATATCCGTCAATTCTTTTACGATTCTTTTAACGGGTTGTGTTACAGGATCAAAATTGCAATCCATTGTAGATTTGGCTACAGTCCATGTAGCAAGAAAATTCCCATCTTGTTTCATCCCATATCCAGGTACATTGGATGTAGTTATATAATCACCTGACTCGATAGGACCATTTGCATTTACAACCCAAACAGCACCTTCACCCACCGAGTTGATGAATACACGCGTATCACCGTTTTCTTTTTGGAAAGGAGTACAGAAAGAACCAACAGAATCATGTCTGTTATCTGGATCTTCTGAGGCGGAAACTACACCAAAACACGTCTTATCATATGCAACATTTGATAATGTACACACTGGGAGAGATTCATTTACCGTGATAGCATTTGAACCCGCATCTATTCCATCTGACATTTTGATATATTTATTAGTATTTGCTGAAACAATGAGACCCTCATTATTTATCGCTTCTTTAAAAGGGATGTCTGTAACAAAGGTTCTGTGTTGTCCAGTAAAATTCATTACACGATTGTTTAAACCTTGAGCGATATAACCAGTTGCATATCCGTTGTTGGAAAATAAAAGACTGCCATTAGCACCCTGTCTTCCAATTGCCCAGTACTGATTTGCACCAGTACCCTGAGTAAAAATTATACCCTGGTTATATGCTGTCGTCGTGCTATTACCCCATGTAACGGATCCAGTCTGATCGACGCGTAAACCAAATTTAACATTACCGGTAAAGAATCCATAATTAGATATGTTTTGACCGTGGCTATGCATCCATGGACCATTATGGTGATGAAATGTCACACTGGGATTAGTGATACCAATTCCCGTATAGCCATTATCCTTGCAAGTCACATTATTATAATAAACGCCATTAGACGATCTTGCACCTAAATGTATACCACCAGAGGTGCCTTGATACCATGAGTCTAGGTACCCTCCTAATGTTCCACTGTCAGATTTAATTTCAAGTGATTTACCCGGATTGTTCGTCCCAATCCCAATATTCCCATCCGAAGTTACACGCATTCTTTCACTTCCGGCAGTTACCACCCTAAAGGTGTCAGCGGCGGGAAAATCTAAATATGTGTTAGTATCATCCTCGTGATATATATACCGATCCGTCCAAAGTGATGCACCTTTAACCGCGTCCGTACTATGAACGGGTCGTGTTATCGTCCCTCCAGTAATCTTACTGGCGTCCAAGTCGGGGATAAGAGTAGTTCCAAGTGTTCCCGAAGTAATCTTACTGGCGTCCAAGCTAGGGATACGACCAGTTCCAAGTGTTCCCGAAGTAATCTTACTGGCGTCCAAGCTAGGGATACGATCAGTTCCAAGTGTCCCTGCAGTAATCTTACTGGCATTCAAATTGGCTATACGCGCTTCTGCAACGGTACCGGTTGTCACCTGGGAACCATTGAGAGTTGTGAGTCCAGAACCGTCGCCAGTTACCGTTCCACCCACTTCAACATCACCGGCAAACTTTTGAATATTCGTAGTTGCCATTTGTTATTATAATACAATTTTTTTGGCTGGGTTTTTATCTAATAGCCAAAGTCCGACACTTCTGCTGTAGCACCTTCATGTAGAGATGTAAGTTCGCCCGCGCTGTCCTGGCAGAAGTATTCAACGAACACATTGTAGTGACCAGCTGCTGCCATATTTGTTGTAGGTTTGAAAGACACCGTTGTGGTCGTCGTTGTAACATCTGGATCCCATGGGTTTGTACTCGTTGGACCAAAAACGGTTACAGGACCAAGAGCTATATCGTTTATTGGTTCGGAACCAGTCCAGTTACCTCCACAGCACTCAAATGAGAGTGTGCTCACTTCATTGACTGATTCTACGAGATGAGCGACAACCTTTGCAGAGAACGTGTGATTTGTGAAAGTAAGTTTGATTGTGGAGTTTGCGATTGTTTGAGCACTCGCTAAATCCCCTGAATAGGAGTAAGTTTTCTTTGCAACTGCATCTGAGTTTATGATTGTACCACCTGCGACTACGAGTTTGGTAGATGGAGATGTTTCACCAATACCAAGGTTTCCACCTGAAAGTGCCATTTTGGCGGTATTGTTTTCCCTGAACTGTATGTTTTGCCCAGATGAACAGTTAATGAGTGTTTGACCATCCGCATTTTGAATTAGTGCGTAGTTTCCAGTACTCGCTCTATCGTAATGTGATATTCCACCCCAATCGGTATAACCCATATAACCCACCTTAGCGCTACCAATTATACCTGTCGTATTCGTATCTGCAGCAACGCTCAAATTGTCAAAAGTGGCCGCAGCGCCAGAAACGTCACCTGTAAATGTACCAGTTGTACCACTTACTGCACCTGAGAACGAACCTGCAACCCCAGAAACGTCACCAGTAAATGTACCCGTTGTACCACTCACTGCACCTGAGAACGAACCTGCAACCCCAGAAACGTCGCCAGTAAATGTACCAGTTGTACCACTTACTGCACCCGAGAAAGAACCACCGACACCGGATACATCACCTGTAAATGTACCCGTTGTACCACTTACTGCACCCGAGAAAGAACCACCGACACCGGATACATCACCTGTAAATGTACCAGTTGTACCACTTACTGCACCCGAGAAAGAGCCGGCAGCGCCAGAAACGTCACCAGTAAATGTACCCGTTGTACCACTCACTGCACCCGAGAAAGAACCATCGACACCGGATACATCACCTGTAAATGTACCAGTTGTACCACTTACTGCACCTGAGAAAGAGCCGGCAGCGCCAGAAACGTCGCCAGTAAATGTACCCGTTGTACCACTCACT